ATAGTTCCTATACTCTCTATCATAATCCTTCTTTATATTTTTAGCTGATTTTATTTTATTATCGTCTTTAAATTTGGTTGTATATATAGATTCTATAATATCCTGTTTTTCTTTATTTATCTTCTTTAAAATCGATTTCTGAGATGTATTTGCTCTATTTTTATTAAAATCTAATTCTTTTTCCAACTCATTATCCAAATTACCCTTTTTCAATTCCACTATCCTATTTTTATATTCAGATATCTTATTTTCTCTTTCCTCTATATCTTTTAAAGATTTTGTTATTTGTTTTTTATTATATTCATCGCCGTTTGAAGTATTATCCTTAAACCTTTCTATTTTATCTTTATCTTTTTGGTTATATTGAGATAACGATTTAATTTCTAAATTAAGCCTATTTTCTTCCTTATTTCTAAACTCCATTTTATTATATTAATAAAAATAGTCTTTTAAAATAGTTATACAGAAAAAATATTTTATTTTTTTATATTTTTTTCTATTCTATATATAAATAAAATGACAACTATATGCACATCTAATGTAACTTCAGGATTCGTTGATCTCGCAACATGGGATGAAATCGAAAAGTATCTATATGCAGGCAAAGATGCTACCGCTTACTTTGTTCGCGAAACAAAAAAGGCAACATGGTTCACACAAGTTCCCGTAGTTCTATCTCGCGCTAGTGGAACTGCTGGATTTAACCAGGACTGGTCTGTAGCAATTTCCCGCGCTGGAGATTATTTACTTCATACATGGTTGCGATTAACAACCCCTGAAGTACGAGTTTTAGAAGCAACAAACAAATACGGTCTTGACGGACGTGTTCGTTGGACTCGTAACTTTATGCACAACATAATTCGTGAATGCTGCATTACATTCAACGATCTTGTTGCCGCACGATTCGATAACTATCACCTTGATTTCTGGGCTGCATTCACAGTACCAGCCGGCAAACGTGCAGGTTATGACAATATGATTGGTTCAGTTGATGATTTAACCGCTCCTCATTTAGTACTTGAATCACATACCTTAAATCTTCCTCTTCCCTTCTTCTACACTCGTGATAGCGGTGTAGGTTTACCAACTGCTGCTCTTCCTTACAATGATATGCGTATTTGCTTCTCATTCCGCGACTGGACTGAACTTCTTATCTTAGATAACACTCAACCAATTGTTGGAACCAACCCTCGTTCAGTCCCAGTTGTAGGAAGTGATATTGCCACTGAACCTACTCTCAACAGTGGAAACGTTCAGGTATGGGCAAACTACGCTATCGTTTCTAACGATGAACGTAAACGCATGGCTTGCGCTCCTCGTGATATCCTAATTGAACAGGTTCAAACTGCTCCTCGTCAGACATTTAACCCTTCACAGAACCAATCATTTGATATTCGTTTCTCGCATGCTATTAAAGCAATGTTCTTCGCCGTTGTAAACACTACAAGCAAGAACGAATTATCAAACTACACAAGTGCTTCCCCTGTTCCTGGTCCCTTCTCTGTTCTATTCACACCTGACGGAGCTTATGACCCTATTGCTCAAACATCTCTTGTATATGAAAACACACAGCGTTTAGCAAACATGGGTTCTGACTATTTCTCACTTGTAAACCCTTGGTATCACGCACCAGTTATACCATCCGTAACTGGTTATCACATGTACTCCTATTCCCTTGATTTCTATTGCCTTGATCCTATGGGTTCTACTAACTACGGTAAACTCACAAACGTAAGCATTGTACCAAATGCTTCTCAGGGTGCTATTGATGGAGCTGCTGGAAACGGTGTTGAAGGTTCTGGATATGACTATCCCCAGAAATACGAATTTGTTACAACTGTTGTAAACAACAATGTTATTCGTATCAGCGGTGGTGCTCTTGGTTTCCCCGTACTTTAAATTACCTTCTTCTATTATTTTTTATATTATACTGTTTCGTATAATATAAAAAATTAAATAAAAATACTTTAATTTATCTTAAATAATACAATTAATTTTTTAATATTTATATATCTTGTAAAATCTTTTATTTTACAATACGATAAATCCAAAGTATGCGAATTACATGATTCAGGAAAATATTTTATACTAGTACAACCTGCTAGAATAAGTGTATGATTATTAGTAAGATTAGAAACATCAATTATATCGAAACACCAAGATAAATCCAAATTATGAACGTTTCCTAGATTAGAAACGTCTGTTATTTCAGTATATGATAAATTCAAATTACAAACATTTCCAAGTCTAGAAACGTCTTTTATATTTTCACAATAAGACAAATCCAATGTATGAACGTTTCCAAGCATAGAAACGTCTGATATTTTATAACATTGTGATAAATTAAGAGTATGAACGTTTCCTAGCATTGAAACGTCTGTTATTTTAATACATGCTCCTAAATCAAGTGTATGTACGTTTACTAGTTTAGAAACATCTGTTATTTCGTAACATTTTGATAATACCAAAGTATGAACGTTTCCAAGCATTGAAATGTCTAATAATTTTCCATAGTAAGATAAATTCAAAGTATGAACGTTTCCAAGCATTGAAACGTCTGTGAAATTACAACCTTTTAAATTTAAATCATAAACTCGTCCTAGATTAGAAAAATCATTTATCGATGTACAAAAAGATAGATCTAATGTATGAACATTTCCTAGCATTGAAACGTCTGAAATATTAATACAACATGTTAAATTAAGTGTATGAACGTTTCCTAGCATCGAAACGTCTGTGACATCTGAACGATGAGATAAATCAAGAGTATGAATAGTTCCAAGCATTGAAACATCTTTTATTCTATACTTTGACAAATCCAATGTATGTAATTTTGATATACTGTAAAAATCTATAATAATATCTCTATAATATAATTTAAGTTTTAATTTTATATTTTTATTGAATTCTAGAGCATTATTTATTATTTTCTCGTTATCAATATCATAAACGACATTGATATTTTCATTCCTGCATATATAATTTAACCTCTTAGAACATATTGATAATGATAATAAATCTCTTATATTACCTAGATTTTCGCATATCATGTTTATAATTTCATCTGGTAGATTGAGAAAGGACATTTTTAATTAAGTAATAATAATTATTACTTAATTTCATTTTATAAAAAGTTAATAGTACTTATAGTTAAAATTAAATCATGAATTAGAATCCACAAGAAGCTTGAGCTGAATAACTAGATTCTTTTCCTGATAACTTTAAATATTTCTTTGCATCTTCTTTAAAAATAGCCATTAATAGTAAGTAAGGCATAGTATAGAAAATTGCTAAAACTAAATGTACAAAACGTTCCTTTCCTTCGGATGTAGTGCTTATGGCTATCATAATTGCTATAACTAATAATAAGAATTCAAACACGAAAAATATGAATGATAAAGCTAACATTAATACAAGATATAAATCACTTTCAGGAGCGTAAACTATATTTACTTCTTTATTTCCCTCGTTATTTCCCTCGTTATTTCCCTCGTTATTTCCCTCGGTGTTTCCTTCAGCTGAACGAGCTTTATATGTTTCTTTCAAACGTTTATTATTATTGTATTTTTCAATAGAGTTTTTTAACATACCAGATGATATAAGCATTTTTTATTTATGAATGAATTTATTTTTTTATTAATTTTTTCTTAATAGTTTTTTTAGTACTGTTTTTACTTTCTTCATTTGAATCTTCTAATTCGTTTCTTAATCTAATCATCATATTTTCATATTCAGTTTTAAATGATTCTAATTCAGAAATCCATATTTCCTTTACACTTGTATTTTCTATGTCTTTAATTAACCGCTTCAATCGTTCTATCTCCTTTAAAAATTCGTTTAATTTATTAGAAGTAAAACTCCTTACATGCATACCTAGTAAATATTCATAACCTTTATCTTTCTTAATAATCTTATTTTCAATTTCTTCCTCTTGTTCAATATCATCTTCTTCCTCATCATTCATATTTTTAGTTACCTTGTCATATCCTTTTTCTTCTAGCTCTTTTATTATAACAGATTCATCTTTTTCGAAAATAATTAAAGTCTTTGAAATTATTTCTTCTAAAAATCGTTTCTTGTTTGTAAATATCTTTAGTTCGTTTCTATATCTCTTTATCATGTTATTCTTCCTTTTCTCTGTATAATGATACTTTACTTTACAGAAACTATCAATAATTTCATATACATTATTATACCTTTTTATTGTTCCATTTTCATCGAATAGAACCATATTACTAGTAGCTAAAGATGAAGATAGTTTTAAATTTTCTGAATTCCTGTTTACACCATTCTCGGATTCTTTTATCTTAAAATGAACACTTGTTACACTTGAAAGGTTAGTAATCTTATCTATTTCCTTTTCAACTAAAAGATTTTTCAACATATCATAAAAATCATCGGTAGAAACTCCTATAGGTAACTCTTTAATTTCTATGTTTCTATCATCTACTCTTTCGAAATTTCCATATGTTTTATATCTATGTTCATCAATTTTTTTGATTTCGCCATTATAAAACAGATACCATGGTAAAAGTTCAGGTAGAATATTCTCCCCGTTTTCATCAAAACATGAATTTCCGTTTTCCAACCAACATTTTACACAATCAGCTAATTCTAAAGGATTATATCCAGGAATAGTTGAAGACCATCCTGATCCAATAGCTGCATTACATGGATTAGCTAAAACAGTAGGAATTACTGGTACATAAAACTTTGGTTCTACTATCATACCATCATCTATAATTCTTTCAAGTAAATCATCATCTTCCTTGTTAAATATAATTCTAGTTATTTCATCTAGATATGTAAAAATATACCTAGGAGAAGCTGCATCTTTTCCCATACTTTTACGACTTCCAAACTCTCCTCCTCTCGCTAAAAGAGGAAGATTATTACCACCTGTATAACATGAAGCCATTCCTATAATTGTTCCTTGTAAACTAACTTCTCCGTGATGATAGGCGGTATGTTCAGAAATATAACCAGCTAATTGAGAAACTTTAATAGGATTTTTAAGATTTCTCTTGAAACAGGCATATAAAACCTTTCTCTGAGATTCTTTCAAACCATCCATTAAACCTGGAATCATTCTTTTACAGTTTGCAATTGAAAATTGAATCATATAATAATTAAGAAAATCGGAAATACTAAGACTAGAAACTCCAGGACCATTATCGAATAACTTATAACTAGCAGGATTATATTCAGCCATCATTTCCTTTCGTCTATCAGATTCATCCTTTTTAAAAGTATCTATAAGAGATTTAGAATCTCGTTCTACTGTATATGAGAATTCTATGAGTTTCTTACCAAAAGTATCTTTTACTTCAGTTCTGCTAGAAGAACCTAACCCTTTATAGTATTTTGATTTGAATTTATTATTTGTAGATTTCATAAAAGTATTATATTCACGTTCATCGAAAAAGATCATATTTTTTGA